GCCATTTACACTTTTTACAAATGGCGGTGTCTTGTCACTGGCAAATCGGCCCATTTTCCTGTTATTATAAAACAACCTTAACGCAATGAGACATGCTATCTTGCTGTGACTGTAAGCCACTTGCACCAGTTTCGCCCCATTGCGCTTGACTCCCTCGCGTAACAGGACATTTAAGGCTCGTCGCGCGTGCGCCGGAATGTATCGCTCTGTTATTCATGGGCGGCTGGTCCTGCTGTGCGCTCCATCTGTAAGCGATACGGTAACATCTGCGCCTAACTGCCCATAACACGAGGGCGTCTCGGTGCTGCTCTTTGCGCGCCTTTATGGCGGCTTCATCGGCCTTGCGGTCATAACTACCGCGCTTGAGCGGGATTGGGTGATAATGCCTGTGCGGTCGGCTCATGCGTGCTTCCCTCCCTTGCGCGCTGGCTGGTAATGCTGGCACGGATGGCTAACCTCGGGCGTCTCGATCATGTCGCCAGGTTGGCGTGCTTCGTTGATCGCATTGTGCAGCGCGTGAAACAGCGTGCAGCTTTGGCGTGACTCGCAGTCGTGCGTATAGGCTTGCACCTGCTTGCCGTTCTGAAGCGTGGCTAGCTTCCAGCGCATGCCGTCGCAGCATTTGGCTGGTGTGCTCATGGCTTGGCTCCTCCTTGTGTGCTGGCACGGATCACCGCTCCATAGCGGATAATGCTCTTGTGCAGGATCTGGCTTGTGTGGTTGCGGATGTGGGCAAGGGCCGCTTCTGCGCCTTGGTTGGCGTGGATGGCGTCGGTCTCAGCTAGAAGCGCCGTGAAGCGTGCTGCTAGGCGTTCGGCTGGGTCAGCGGTGCGAATGCGTGGGCTGGGCGATTTGGTGTGGGCGTGGTGCATGGTGTGTGGTGTGCTGCTGGCTGAATCTGGCTGGGCGCGGGTTGGGTGTCAATCTGGCTGATGCGCACGCTACGCCCGTTGCTCGCCGTAGTCCGCAATCAGTGCGGCGTCTGCGGTTTCAAGCGTGAGCTTTAGCGACGGGTGGCGACGCTTGGCCTCGGCTAACAGCGCCCGCTTGCGTGCCGGTCCCTTGAGCTTGGCAACGCCGGTAAGCCCATGCTGCCACTCTTGCGGGCGGATTAGGCGTAAGGGCATACCTATCGCCTCCACGATGCCTTGCACGCGGCCTGCTGAGAGCGCGAGCTTGATGATGCTGGATGCGTTAACCCCGCCGTGCTTCGGGATCTCCTCCATCCAGACTCGCACGCGCCAGCCTTCGGAGACTGAAAGCGCCTTGATGCTTTGCAGCTCCTCAAGCGCGTTGTCGTGCCGAAGTGGATACAGGGTAAGGTTGCCCTTGTATTTAAGGGCGATTGCGCCCTTTGCTCCTGGGTCAATGCCTACTGTTACGATGGTGCTCATGTGCGGGGTGGTTGGCTAAATAGAATGTGGCTGGGCAATGGGCGTGCCGGGGACGTAAAACTCGTAAGTGCGGCTCATGTGCTAGATTCCCAGCTCTAAGGTGTCGCCGGTGCTACCTTTCGCAGCGGTTTCGCAGTTCATTACAGCCTGTTTAAAGTAGGCCGGTTTGAGTTCAATACCGATTGCGCGCCTTCCTTGTGCAATGGCCGAAAATGCCTCACTGCCTACGCCAAGAAATGGAGTCAGCACAACCTCGCCCGGGTTTGATCGCAGCACTACCACGCGGTCAATCACATCCAGTTGAAGCGGGTGAACGTGCTTCTCGTCCTCAGGATCGCCCGCGTCCTTATAAGGCAGCACGCGCTCGATGCGCACATCATCCCAAAAGGCGGAGGCGTATTGCCTCCAAATCCAATGCGAAAACCGATTCTCGGTCTGCTTGCCCTTGTGCCCTCGATAATGGATGACATCGGCGGGAATGGGCCGCTCGCCAGCATACTCCATAAGTCCATGCGGGTGGGATACCGGAACAGCGTTGTCTCCGTGCCTGCGAAATAAAAGCAGGTAATCGGCGCTTGCCACGTCGCAAAGGCTGGCATCATCCACGATGGTTTTATGGGCAAGTCCTTTTGCCATGGTGCGCAATCGCACTCCCAGCGGCTCCTTCCATACGCAATGACGGGCAATGTATCGAAACCCAAGCCGCTCGTGAAGCCGGATGATGTCGCCAGGGAAATCGGTCAAGTGGTTGCCCGCATTGCACGAACTTGGAATGTCCATGCAATGCACGGCGGTAATGCGCCCAGGCTTTGTTAGTCGGGAAATCTCGGACACGACAAACTCGTAGTGCTTAAAAAACTCTTCGTAGCTTGAGCAGTTGGAAAGATCGCGCTCGTCGGAACTGTAATTATACAACCCACAAAATGGAGGAGAATAGATTGAAAGATCAATGGACTTGTCTGGAAGTGTTGGCATCACTTCGCAGCAGTCGCCGTTATACAGTGCATATTTGTCCGTTAGGACTTGGTCGCGGATAGCCATGATGGAACTTGGGTTTGTTTGGTGTTGTGGTTGTGCTTTTGCAGCTTCAATTCGTCGTTCATGAGCGAAACCAATCGCTCAAACATTTTTTCGGCGTTGGCGGCTTTGCGCTGGAGATTCGCTAACACGCCGCGCTCGCCTTCCGAGCAAACAACGTCGATGTTGACGGCCTGCTTTTGGCCAAATCTCCAAGAGCGGCGGATTGCCTGATACCATTGCTCAAAAGAGTGGGATGGAAAAAATGTTTGGTGGTGGCAGTGATGCCAGTTAAGACCAAACCCAGCGATAGAGGGTTTCGTGACTAGCGCCCTGATCTGGCCGGATTGAAACGCCTCAAACAACTCCTCCTTGCGGTCGTCTGTGTCGTCTCCTGATACCTGTTCGGCGTCCTCAACCATGCGGTTCAAAAGGTCGCCCTCCGCGTTCAGGTGGCACCATAACACAACGGCCTCTTTCGTGTCGGCACACTTTGCCGCCATTTCGCAGCGCTCTTTTAGCGTGCGCTTTCTTTCGGCGCGCTGTTCTTCGAGGCTAACGGCTGGCATATCAAAAAGCATGCCATCAGCCACGCTTTGCGCCTGCACAACGTGCTCGCGTGTATTGAGCGGCGGCAACTGCATTGATCTGTCATCAAAGCCCATGTCGGACGGCTTGCGGATAGCCCTAGCCCAAGAACAAACCCACCGCCAGAAATCTTGTTCGGCATGACCACGGAGCCGGTAAACGCCGGATCTGTTTTCGTCTTTGCGCGAAATGGTTGCCTCGGACTTTTTGAAGAACTTGCCCAGCATGTCCATATATCCGAGATATCCGAGCGCCTCGGATGATGTGCCCAGCTCTATAAAATCATTCGGCGCGGCGGTTGCGGTTGCAAGTAGCCGATACTTTTGGCGGCTCATAAACTGCGTTACAGCCTCCTTTGTAACGCCGTCGAAGTTTTTTAGGATTGATGATTCGTCGCAAACCGTTCCGGCAAAGTCCTCTGGATTGAAATAGTGCAACCGCTCGTAGTTGGTCACTACTACGTGATTACCAGAAAAGCGCCCATGCGTTGACCGCTCGGCATGTATGCCAAACTTCTGCGCCTCGCGGACGATTTGACCAGCCACGGCAAGCGGGGTCAGTAGAAGGACGGGCTTGTTTTCGCGGCGAACTACGTTTTCAGCAAAGGCAAGCTCCATTAGGGTCTTGCCCATGCCGCAATCGGCAAAGATGGCGGCGCGGCCCTTGCGAACTGCCCACTCGATCAATGCGCGCTGAAAGTCAAATGCCTGCGATGGAATAAACGTCGGATGAAATCCAAATTGCCCGTCTAGTCCGGTTTTGTGCGCGATAAAAGCGCCGTAAGATTCGTTCATGGGTGGTAATGGGTGGTTGTTACTTGCCAAGAAATGCGTTGATCTCGGCAATCTGCTGCATGACGTATCCGAGGTCGCCAGCCATTCCCCAATTAGCCGGGTCTGACTTGGCGCGCTTGGAGTGGCTCTTTAGCTTCTTGGTGATTTCGGCAATTTGAGCCTTAATCGATTCTTGGCGTTGTGCGTAGGTTTCTTGTGAGGTCATGCGGTTAAACTTGGGGTATGTGCTTAGTTTTGTCCACACGAAAAGCGTGCTACGTTTTGGACGGTTGAATCCGTGTAACCAGCCTAGCCCGCAAATCGGCAATAGCGCGTTGCCGCTCCTCGGGTGTGCGCTGTATGCGGAGCGTGGGCGGTTGTGCCTTGGCGG